GCAGCATACCTTGAGACGAGAACCGAGATGATGCAATGGTGGGCTGACTGGCTAGACGAGAAGAACATATAGGAGAAACCACAAAGCCTTGCAAACCGATGCAAAGCTTTGTGTGTCCCATTTCTGTCTCACATCACCGGCACATCATCAAACTCTCCTGACCGCGCGTCATTGATGATGTACGTTATAACCCCGAACACTGGATTCGCTCCGGTGGCATTATCATCATGCCCTGGCAACTCTTCCCTTCTTCCGTTATCCAGATTCACCAGGTGCGGTCGAGGCATTGTCCGGTATCGCTTAATTCTGAATTCGCCATCAATCGCGCAGATCAGCAATGAGCCATCACATGCAGAGAGCGAACTGTCTACGACGAGCAACGCGCCCTGCATAATTCCCTCGCGGAAGTGCGCTGTCGCAGCTCGCATGAAGTACGTAGCCGATGGCCTGCTGATTAGCTTCTCATCCAGAGATAGCCTGGTCTCTACATAGTCTGTTGCTGGGGATGGAAAGCCCATGATGCACCTCCGATGAATACTGTTTATACATACAGTATTATTGATCGGCGATGTCGATCAATAGGTGAGGTGAATATTTATGGTAAGTGGTTGAGATGGGGAGGGATTTAGTTCGCTGTCATATCACAGCAAAGAATCTTGACGTCCTTTTCAACTTATGTTCCTTTACTCCCACAAGGAAATATCAATGACCCACTTTTACATCATTATCTGTGCCGCATTGCTATTATTGCTTTCCGGTATTGCTATCGTACTAACTCTAGCTTTTAAAATTTCATCAAAGGAAAAAGGAGGGGGAGTCCCTCCTAATGATTAAGCTGGCTCGTCAAAGTCGCAATCCGGGCAAATCCAGCATAAGAATCCATAACGCATGCCCTGATACATCTGAGTTCCGCAGATGGGGCAAAATCTAACTACAGCAGATTCTTCTTCTTGATTAATGTCATTGGTCTTTGAAACACTGTTATCTGACATTATTTCCTCCATTAATCAGGGTATTGAGCAATAATTTCTGCCCTGTCGGTTGTGTATTGTGTCTTTCTTGTGTTGATCTGTGCCAGAACTACATCTTTTTTGGCTGGCTCATTAACTCCATCATTAACAGCTGCTGCAAGCCACGCTCTATTAAGTTTTTCAATATCATCCTGATATGTGTTACTGAGGGCAGCAATAGCAGCTTTTCTTAATTCAGAGTTAGGCGGCAATGGGATGTCAACCCATGCAGGGTTACCATTAATCACGCCTAATTTTTTGCCATCTGGCGGGGATACCATCCAGTATTCACTAGTTTCTTCTTCAGTGAGAAGCACAGCGTCAGAAGGCCAATTTTCTTCTGTATAGGTACCATCATGTTTCCATGCTTCTGGAATGAATGTTGGAACAGATGGAATAAAGTATGATTTCATTTTAATATCCTATCGCAAACCATTGGAAACCAGTCGCTGGCGTAGCGCTAGTAGGCCAAGAAAAGAAAAAGTTTATTCCGGTGGTAGAAATGCTTTGTAATTGTGCGAAAATATCGCATGTAGTGCTACCTGACTGGTTTAAAGGGATTGCAGTGGCAAATCGGGCAGATGTTGGGAATGGCGTTGGCAATGTAATGTTCTGTGTTCCTTCATTGATTGTTGCAATAACTTGCCCCCACTGAATGATTGTGCCGCCGGGTACATCTGGAATCCTCAAGTAACCAGATCCTGGCATTGTTTTTACTGGCAAATACGCTTTAAGCCCTGCAGCATCAACCATTTTCTTTGCGGTGCCAGCCTGGATATCTGCTGATGTAGCAATCGGCCCCAGGCCGAGATTTGCAAGGGCTGCATTTACCGATGAGATTCCAGCATCTGAAATCTCAGAAAGGTTGTTTGCTACCTGCAGAGAAAGTGCTGTTTGCGCCATTAGAGATAAAGTTCCGGCTGTCATCATGTTTGCTGCTACGTCATTCGCAGACCATGCGCGCGCAGTGGTTCCTTCCTGAGCACGGGTAATAGTCATCACATCTCCGGTTCTGGCCGTAACATGGACTATCTCAGTCAGCAACCCAGTGGCCGCATCGACCAGGGTCAGTTTGAAATAGTTAGTTCCAGATACAGGGCTCGGGAAAAGACTTCCGGTCCCAGTGTTGACCGTCAACGACGTTGCGCTTGCATTAATCGAAGTTGCAAGAACTGTTGAGGCATTGTTCGATGCTAATAGTGTCAGGGCCATTTCCCCTCCGGAATTCAGGCAATAAAAATTCAGCCGCAGCTGGAGTTGTGATGATACAATTAACTAAAATGTTAAACGGAGTCTGTTATGAATAACTTTTCAGTAGCGATTTTAAAGACAATTCTGTCATCAGTCAGTGCAGTGACAATTCTCCTTTCTGCGTTTCTTATTGCTTTAATTTTCAACATGTGGATTCATGAAGGGATACCACCATTTGAAAATATAAAATTTAGCGTTGCGTTGTTTTTCACGATCCTGATGCTTTTAGTCATTTGCCAGTGTCTAAAATACTATACTGACATGGCAATCGACCGCAGAAACTATTTAAATAAAAGTAAAAATGATAGTCCAAAGCGCAGAGCAGATGACGTTATCATCTGATTAACCAACTATCGTAACTGTGACAGGCTGGTAAAATGGCATATGGAGCAGGCCACTGTCGAAGGCCTGCTTGAACAGCTCCGCATAGTCATACTCTGTGCTTTTTATCAGGACACTGCGCTTCTGGTTGAATGCCCTGCCGTTGAAATACCCGGTGTTATAAATAGCCGAGTCAGTCAGTTTCCGGTAGCCCTTGATGATGGATATCGTCGCGCCAGAATCCGAGAACAGTACTGAGATACTCCAGTGCTGGTCGTTAACGACATCAACACCGTCAACCCCTGTGAGAAATCGAATGATTCTCCGCTTAAGCCATGGAATGGTGAAGTAGAAGCCATCACCTTTATAGAAGTTCCACATCATAACACGCTTGAACAGATCGTCAGAAGCCACTATTTGCTGCGACTGGTCGACAACCTTTCTTCCATTAAATGGCAGTGAGTTGAATGTAACTGTGTTATATGGCCCGTAAACACTCTGCTTAGAGCTGATAAGGATTGGTGGGCTTACACCATAAATACCCGCTGCAATCCATTTTAACTGGTCACCTGAATTATACGACCCGATAAATACTGGAAGATTAGCATTTACCATCCAGTCATAGATTTCTTTTGCCAATGTATTGTAAGCATCAACGAATGCCTGCAAGTTTTCATCGTCATTGTACTGCGTGTAAAGATAAGACCGAATGATATCTTCAAGCATCATTATGCTCCAGAGACAAAGACTCCATCATCAGAGATATACCAATAGCTGTACGGATCGCCGCTTATGATGTTCGTGTTGGGATCGACATCAGTGATAACACCATTAACCGTGACGACTACATTCAGAACGCTGAACAGGTCTTTATTCAACGTCTCATTCACCGCATCCAGAAACACATCTTTCAGCGTGTTAATGTTCAGCGGTTTCCCGGAATAAATGCTGTTAACGTAATTCGTCGTCGGCCCGGCAACCAGAGACAGTATCGTGGCATCTGTCAGGTAATTGGCCCCTTCAGTTCGCCATTTGTAGGTAACGGTCAGTAGCTGCTGGAGTGGGATAACGAACGGAATGAGGTAATTGTCAGGCCAGTCGTTGATCGTCACCACCTGATTCCGAAGGTTCGGAGTCACCTCACCACCACTCAACCATGTTCCTGAGCTCGTGGTGTTGATGCCAATAGAGAATGAGTGCGGACTGATAACAGTTACGGTGAGGCTGGTGTTGTTGATGCCAGACATCCCCACAACGCCAGTGATTTTGATCACCTGTCCGGTTGAAAAGCCATGCGTGAGGTCGGTGGTAACGACTCCCGGGTTTGCATTGCTGATCCCGGTGACGTTCAAATCACTGCCTTTAAGCCTGCTGATATCACCTGCAGACTTATAAATTGCCCCCGCCATGGAGTAGATGTCACCGCCGCCGCACATGATCACCCAGTAGTTGCTGTTCTGCACCACGGAGGTAAGCCTGGCGACAATGTTATCCACGGCATTCAGTTCCGTACGAATAAAGCCAGGGTAGCCCTGCACCGTCTTCATACCCGCATCCCAAACCCGCGCCCGGTAATCAGGCACAGATTCTGTCTCGCTGCCTGGAACACCGGCGGTTAGGTTGGTACAGGTCAAATCAATATCCGCAGGCAGGCTTGTCAGAATGTTGGTGACTGTACCGGCGGGAACAGCCCACACACCGCTTA